TACCTTGAACCACAAATGATGCATTCCATATCCAAAAAATAAGTTGCAATTTCATGGTTATCAAATGAACAAATCACTCTGAATAATGCTGAACCACACACACATTCATGGGTGATCATTGGTCGATAATCCACAGCCTGCGTAAGGTCAGGCACACAGTCAATAATGTTTTTCATTTAGTCCCTCGCAAATTGTTGGCGTAAACGGCTGCGTAAAACGCGCACAATACGGCCAATGCTGGTTGACCAATGCTGAGCGCGTACACCACCCACGGTACTTCCATTAATAGACACCAACCCCACCCAATGCGCGGATTACGCTTCACCAAATAAAGACCAGTGATGCTTCCTGCGGCGAGTAAGAATGACACCCACATCAGGAATCACCGAGCAGGTAATCCAGCACGTCAGGGTTATCCCTGAGCATGGCCAACAATGGGTTCGTTATCGCCGCGATTGCGGTTTCCTCATGCTCATCCTCAAGCGTCGGGTCCGAGCTGCGGATACAAGCATGCAAAATTTCGTGCAGGAGGGTGGCTCGCGCGTAGTCTTCGTTCCTGCCAGGGTCCACAGCAATGGTCATAGACTCCATGTCACACGCACCACACGCATCACCATTCGGGTGATGCTTCAACACTTCATGCCGTGACCATTTTAAGGACCACACAAATGGGCTGATCTTGACTAGGCGTGGGCGCGTCATCGAACACCACGCAAAGTCACACCATGCTTACGCGTGCTGGCCCTTGATTGGGCACCACACGCATCACAAGTGAATGAGGCGAACGCTGTGGACGTGGACCGTGTGACACCATTAGCAGTCAACGATGTCCCACCGCAGCGGAAACAGGAGCGTGCCTGGTGCGTGAACAACCCCATGTGTGGGTGGGCCTTAATCCACGCACCCATGCGGTCATACAGGGCCTCCGTCAAGATCACGTCTTGCTTGTTGTATCGGCGCATTCGTGCCCACGCTTTGTCATCGCCGGCTAGGCAGGCAGTCCACAGGCCTTGACCTTCGTGGGCTAGTTTGCTTCCGAGTCCCAGGGCTTGTGCCACGTAGTCGAGCTTGTTGCTTGGGAACTTGAACTGCCCACGCGCCACCTTCAACAAATCAACATTGTCAAACTTGCTCGGTGGGTTCATCCCAGCCAAAACAAACTCACGTTGCAAATGCTTTACATCAAAGCTTGGACCGTTGTACGTCACAAGAATGTCGCACTCATCGAGCATGGTCCACGCGGCCTTGATCATTTCCTCATGTGTGTTGTGGTGCTCACTGTAGAAGTGGACTTTCTTCTCGTCGTACCATTTGCCGGCGAAGCATAGGACTCTGCCTGGGTCAACGATCTGGTTGATGCTGTGGTTTTGATTCCATAATCCCCACGAGTGCACCAGCATTGGTGCGGTCTCAATGTCAAGGGTCAGGATGCGTGCACTCTTACTGGCCTTGGTCAGCTCGTCGGCGAGACTCATCGTGGGCACCGGCACGATCCACGGCGATGCCGGCGAACCGACTCACCACTAATGGACAGGTTCAGGTGATCACGCACAGCCAGCGCGATCTTGTCCCCACTCAATGTCCCCTCAATCGCGGACTCAAGCGCGATCAGGTCAGCGCCTTTGGCAAGGCTCAAGGCCCAGCGCACTCCACACATCTGCCACGGTGGTTTGTTTGTATCGTCTCGCAGATCATCACGTAAAGACATACAGTCCAACTCTCATCGAGCACTAAGTCCTACTTGTAAATGAGTTTGTTTGCCTTCGTTCCAGCCAAAGCCTTGTACGTTTTAGGGCCAACGATTCCGTCAGCTGGCCACAACAAGGGTCGCACACGTTGAAACGCTTTCACCTTGTTTTTATCGGCAACACTCATAACACCAGTGACCTTCGTCCCCACACCACGCTGCAGCACCTTGATGTGCTCACCAGTGTCACGGACCTGGAACGCGGACTTACCAGGGTACGGTGGCAATGGTTTACGCACAGGCCTCACAGGGGCAGTGGCCAGCCATTTAGCCTTGGACTGTTCTGCTGCCACGGTCTGCAAGATGGATACGTGCAGGTGCTCGGTGTGTGGGCTTGGACCGCTGTACGGTTCAGCCTTCCACCCATTGCTGCGAGAATAAATCTTGCGATTGAAGATCACATAATTAGCGGCAGGGTGTTTTGATACTGCGGAAATAATCACCTTCGGGTCAACACCTGGGTAGGTAATATCAAACGCATTCACACTGCCACGATTGTTAGGGTTATGGTCACTGGCTCGAGCTGAGTGCGCGGCATCACCAATGGTTCCATCACTGCCCTTAGGGCGATGTGGCCAGCGAGCATTCACCTCATCACGAAGTTGCACCAACGACGGTGCCAAATGCCACGCCATTACTCACCTTCAACAGGGGCATCGGGTTGAACCGTATCCATCACAGGAACATCAACAGATGCACCGATACCGTAGGAAGTATTGCCTGGGTCAACAGCTGCAACAACAGTGCGTAACGTGGCAAGAATCGCAGCCGTAGCAGCAGAAGCAACCCATGATGTGTCCCCTCCAACAAGAGCACTCACCGGCACCAAACCAATGAATGTAACAATGAATGTGGTTAATGCTGATCGAAGCCATGCAGGCATGAGCAGTCCCTTCTATTGTGAATGGTTTATTTGTGTTGCAAATTTGAGGCAGGCCAGGACACAATAAAGTGTCAACGGGGGACCAGCCGTAACTGGCCTGCCGGTTCAATGAGGCTGATCAAGCCTTTTCTGAATCTCTATCTGTCGAACCTCAATGCGGTCCATGCGAGAAACAATCTCAGCCAGCAGCTCGTCACGGCGAATACTTGCAGCGACCTGCGCCTTCAGTCGTGCATACAGCTTGCCCACACCAGTGCCAATGCTGATCAGCCCAACAATCAAGGCAACAACAAACGTCATCGCACCAGCCACGTTGTCACTGGTCAACACAACGCCAGCGACCAGTGGTGAACCAGCGGCCAACGAACCCACCACGCTCATCATGATTGTTGCTGCTCCCTTATCGGTCATGGTTAGATCACAGGACTCAGATCAAGTGAGCACGTGTATGACTGGTCACTGATTGACAATTCCCAGCCCTCAACAAAACCATCAAAACTACTTGCTGGCGCATAACTTGGCAGGGAACTAACACGAACACGATCTAATGGCTTCAATGCTAATGCTGTTGTAATGATTGAATTTGGTGTGCTCAACAAATCAATAACAACTTTTGACAATCTGAAAGATGAATACATTCTTTGCGTTAATCTACTAGCCGCAGTGCTTTGTAATAATGCTTCAGTTGACGCTAATGAATTAAACGAATCAACTATGTAACCAAGGTATGCTGCGCTCGTCCCATCGTATGTTGTGTAAGAACCATTTGGACTAGTCGCAACAACAGTATTAGCAAAAAGGACATCATCGACGGTGAACTGAAGTGACCCATCTAAGTCCTGTGATGCATTAATAGTTAATACAACTGAGGCACTTGATGATCGTGCACTTGACCCACGAAAGTTTTGTAACCCATCACCATCAATCCAAAAAACACCACGCTCAGTTTCAGAAATATCTTGAACTGCTTCAAGATAGTTTTTTCCTGATGTGACCTGGCCAGATAATGTTAAAGCTGAAACATTTGAAACCGTTGGAGCACCAACCCCAATGAATGTTGACAAATTGGTGAGGCGCGTACTAATAGAATCACCTGAATCGCCATCAGCACCAGCACCATAAATATTTCTAAGATCTGTTGCGCTTCCACTAGGCGATATGTACACCATAAGCAAAGCCATCGATCCATTGAAAACATAACTGTTGTTGGTCCAAGCACTGTTACGTAAACCACCAAAAGTTAAACGCCTATTGGTTGAAGAAATAGAACACAATCCAGTAGCAGAATGTGTTGAATCAGTAGAACCATCAATGTAAATAATGATGTAAGTATTGCCACCAGATTGTGTAATGTTTACAACAAGGTGATGCCAAGAACCATCATACAAATTACCTGCAGTTGTTGTGTGACTTAAATTACCAGTGCTGTCACCAGATGCATTGAATGTGATCTTGCCAGATGAACCTTGCAAAATTGCACTGAAATACCCTGAACCACCACTCGTTCTACGCATATCAAATAAATACATGTCTGCTGCATAGGTTGTTCTAAACCACATTGCAACAACACTTGTTTGTGTCCCTGGATTAAATGAGGTTGGGTGTTCAAGAACAGGCCCAACTAAATTATCGCTAACATTCAATCGAATACAAGATTTCACAAACGCAGGCCCAGAATCTTGAAACTCATGTGAACCTGCACTGCCACCATAAATCCTGATCGGTGAAGCTGTGGGGTTTCTAAATGCTTGCCAAAAAGAACCAACACCATTAGTCGGTGCCTCAAGTGCATAAGTCGCACCAGCAGAAGCATAACCACTTCCCACCAACACATGACCTTGCTCAATGCCATAAGCAGATAAAGGTGCTTTAGCAAATAGTTTGAATTGATCAGTGCAAGAAAGATTAACTATTTGATTATCACCAGCAGCCAATGGCATGGTGTAGGAATCAACATAACCAGTCCAAATAATTGTGCTGCTCATTGTCACACGAATAGATGTGTTCAATGTGAACCCATAAAAATTACCTGGACTAAATGATTCATCTTTATTTGACAAAGTTAATGTCAGCGTGCCAGGGCTTGATGTATCAAATTGTGAGGACCGTCCACGTTTCAATGAAAGCCCAGCGGTCATAACAACATAAGACGAAACATCAACCCACTGAGAATAACCATCACTGTACATTTCAACTTTGACTGCTGGCATGGCCATTACGACATCACCAAACCACGCGCTTTACCTTCACGAATGATTTCACTCATCCATCGAGCTGTATCCTGCTTAGACGCACCAATGAACGTGCCACCCTGGATGATGATTGAGCCAGAAGCAGCAGCATTACCACCATTAGTTGTCATGATTGCACTATTTTCGGCTGGTACTTTTGGAATGATCGTGCCGTTTGTTGATGGCACAAAAACCTCTGGGCGATTTTCACCAACAATGTAAGGCATGCCAGCACGCACCGGCCCACCACTTGCACGAGCACCAGCCACAGGCACGCCCAAAGCAATACCTATCTGAGTTGATTTAGGCAAAGTCATGTAGAGTGCTAATAAATCTTTTTCTGTTTGTGTCCAGCTAGAAGTATCAACCTTAAATTTTACACTGGTTGATTTCTTTGAAGGAATGTCTTTTAATGAATCAAGGTAAATTTTTAATTGACTTTGTGGAATTTTGTATTTATCACCGAGAGCTTTGACTTTACCTCTAGCATCATCTAAAACTTTATTTCCATCTTTGATACTTCCAGTTGATTGAACAACCGCTCCAGCCTCATCTTGCTTGGCCGAAATAAAATCACGAATAGCAGCACGAGCTTCTAATGATTTAGAAGTGTTGCCACTGATTCTTCCTCCGTTGTTATCAATGGCAGCACTAGCATTTTGGAATGCTCTAGTGGCATTGTCTTGCGCTGACTGCACGTCAATAGTTGAACCATTTAATTTATCGAGAGCAGTCTTGTACCCATTAATTTTATCCGTGACCTTTTGCGATGCTTCCTTAACAAGGTCCTCAGCAGTCTTTAGATCACCGTTCGCAATAGCGGCCTGGGCTGCTGATAATTTTTCATCATCGTTTGCACGAATTTTATTCTTCAAAGATTGAGTTGCAGCATCAACACCCTGCGAAAGATCAATCTTGTAAATGTTAGAAAGTTCTTTAACTTTTTCAGTAGTCAAACCTGTTTGAGTTGCAACACTACCTATGACTAAAGTCGTATCTTTTTGTGATTGACGAAAGTTGTTTGTTGTTTCTCTTGCCTGATCAAGAATAGATTTTTGACCTTTAATTTTTGAGTTAAGAACATCGATACCACGGTTCCAATTATCAGCAACACCATTTGCAAGACTTGTTGATGTTGACCAATTCTCAACGGCTTTTTGTGCTGGAAAAAGTGAATCACTTAATGCTTGAGCTTTGTCAGGAGAAGCAGCTTTGTAATAGTTATCCCATGCTTGCGTATTGGCATCAATGATTTTTTGCTGGTTGGACATTGTTACACCAACAGCAATGAGCACTCCAGTTAAAGTCACAATGGCAGCGGCCAAAATAGCAAACGGTGCAAGCGTGGCGGCCAGTGAAACATTGAAAGCATTGGTCATTGCAATGGTCAAAGCAAGGTCAGCCCTGAACGCCAAGAAAGCGGCTCTAGCGGCAAAGACCTTAGGCAGCAACAAATAGAAAGCCCCACCAAGGAGACCGACAGTCAGGATTGTTGACTTGACCGGACCTGGTAGGGCATTGAATGCATTAAATACTGGTGTAATAGTGCTCGCCAATAAACTTAAAACAGGAACAAGAACTGAACCAACTTGTTCTTGCAAATCATTAAATTGGTTTTTGAGAATAGCAATTTTGCCTGCTGCAGTGGTGCCTTCCTTTTCAGCAAAACCACCAACTTGTTGACGTAAACCAGTCATCAATTCAGTAAAGTTACCGGCAGTGGTCCCAGTGTTAACGAAGTTAATACCAACAGCCTTTAATGCTCGACCTTGACCAAGCAAAGCCTTACCAACTTGCGATGATGCAGTTTGTAGATCAACACCAGTTTTAGCAGCAAGGTCAGCAACCAATGGGGTTAATTGTTGTATTTGCTGACCAGTCAAATCGTATTGAGCCAACTGGGCTTCAGCTGAAGCATAAGCCTCATCATCAAACCGAGTTTTCTTTTGCATCTCAGAATTAAGTCGGTTCAATGAACTGGTGTTGGTGTCCGACAATTTTGGGAACTTTGAAAACGCATCATTGAGTTTGAGTTGCGCTTGCTCAGAGTCGCTAAAGGCTTTCATTGATGTTGCGCCAAAGGATAGGAGCGCAGCACCAGTGATAACACTTCTTGCAGACATATCACCAATGGATTTGCCAATGTTGCTAAGAGTTTTGCTGGCCTTATCAACGGCAACAATACTTAGAACAAGATTGCTACTAGCCATCATTACTCCTGTTCATAGCATCGGCATACATTTTTAATCCATCAAATTGTCCAGCTGTAAGGTCATGTAATTCCCACGGTTTGATTCCAAACAAGTGAGAAAACATTGGTCCGTATTGGTAGATCAGATATTCTCTGCTTCCTCTTTTGGGGCTTCCTCAACCTCTTGATCTACTACGTTGAAATCTCCCCATGAGAAATCAAAATCTGAAAATCGAAGCTCAGGTTGTTTACGCTTAACAGCCACCCAAAGCCCTGCTTTCAAAGCTGACATTGAACCAGTGGTCACAGATGTTTCCCATTCTGACCAGGTGAGGCCAGTTACTTTTTCAATAGCAATGCATTCAGACATCAAAAGGTTTTCAGTGTCCAGCTCATAAGTTTCTTCATTTATTTTGAATTCGTATTTCATGTTGGTCCCTTCGTTAATGTTGAGCGTGGCCCACCAATTCAGGCAGGCCACGCTTCAACTTTTTATTACAATGCAGAATCAGTGTTGATTGTGCGAATTTGAATCGGTGCATTTGTACCATCGTACAATGCGGTTAAAGTAACCTTTTGTCCAAGAACATCAGGACCACTAGCATTAACATCAGCCTTTGTGATCTTTGCTGCAGGAATGATTACCTCGAGTGTTGGATTGTAACTACCAGTCAATGAAGTGGCAGTGGCATAGGTCAACTTCAAAGCAGTGGTGGTATTCGCAGTGTACAGATCATACAGTACGGCCTGGCTGATGAAGTCAACTTCAAGCTCAACCTCATACGTGCGGTAACCATTGATCAACTGCTCAGCCTTGATACCAGATGCGTTGGCATAGTAACGGTCACTGGCCAATGGGTTTTGACCCTTGATCTTTGCTGACTTCACACCAGAGAGCGCAGTGCTTCCTGTGACTGAAACAACACCAGTAGTTGTTGAAGCAGTACCACCAATGTTAACGCTCAGTTGTGCACCAGTGAACTGTTCTTGCGTGGTGGAATACGAAGCAGTGGCGAGCGCGGTGCCCGTTGCTTCATTCCAGCCATCAATAGTGAATTTCACATTCAATGGGTCCGTGACGTTGCCACCGAACTCAAAGCCACTGATCTTGACACCATTCCACGTGAACGGCTTAACGGTGCCATCTAGTTGTGGCCGGCCAACCTGAAGGGTGATTGATGAGCCAGCGGACTTCTGGTCACCTGGCTGGAACACTGATTGGTACACACCAGTGGTCAACGTGCTCGGAGTCGTCGTTGAACCAAGAGCTGCACGCCATAGGGTGCCAAGGCTCTTGTCAGTCAACTCAACCTCAAAGTCACCAGACACAGACTTCGTTGTGAGCACGTGGCGCGAGAGCAAAGCCACACCATTGGTGGAGCCG